ACTTTGTGCCGTTTGAACATCAGGCGGCATGGTGGGCGACCACCGATGGCTACGATCTGACGGCGCTGGAGGCTGATCCCGCCGCGTCTGAACCCTGCGCGAAAGTACGTCTGCCGGACGGCACCATTACACATCGCCTGCTCGCGCCACGGGACCACGGACGCGCCAAAGTCGTCGCAGAACTGGGCGCGTATAAATCCGGCAAATCCGCAGGCGCAGGACTCTGGGCGGCGTCGTTTGCCGCCGTGCCGAATGCTTTGGTCTATCTGGTCGGCAATGAATACGATATGACCGCGCCGGAGTTTGAGTACCTCCTCGATGCCCTCTGTTCCGAGCGGGGACTGAATCAAAAGTATAAATCCCTCCAGAATCGTCCGAAAGATGGACGCCTCTGGTTAGAGTTGGACAACGGGGCACGATTTGAGGCGCGGTCGTGGGAGCGGTCGGAATCCCTGAAGGGCAAAGAGGTCGATGCCTATATCTACTGTGAGGCGTATCAACTCCCTGGGATTGAATGCTTTACGTCCGTGTCGCAGAATTTACGGGTCCGGCAAGGCTATGCCGTCTTCCCCACGACCCCTGACCGCCCGTGGGTCGAGGTATTTCACCAGCATGGACACGGCGATCCGCAATTTCCGACGTGGGTCTGTAAGTGCGGGATTCCCGCGACCGTGAATCCCTACAGTTTTGACCAATCCGCAATGGATCGGGACAAGGAACTCCTGACACGCGAGAAGTTTTCGATTGCGTATCTGGGACGACTGGGCGATTACGTCGGACGGGTCTACAACTATCAGCGGGGCACCCGCCTGCTCTCTCTGGAGGATGATCCCGGTCGCTGGCGGTATCCTGAGAAGGGTCCGGTCAAGGAAAACTTTATCCTCCCACCCGACTGGCACCTCGAAATGGGCGCAGACACCGGCACCTACTGTGCAGCGGTTGTGATCGGCGTCTCCCCCGACAAATGTGCCTATATTCTGGACGAGGTGACGAATTATCGCTATGTGGCGAATACCTCGGAACTCGATGATGAGAGTTCTATCGTGCGATGGTGTGACGAGGTGAAAAAGATGGCCGCCCTCTGGAAAATCCGTCCTATTGCGTGGGTGGATAGTAATAGCCAGTTCAAGCAGGAATGCCTCCATCACGGGGTGCATTTATTGGCGAATAAACGGGGCCGCGAGGCGAGGACCGAAGGCGCACGGCAGTATTTTCAGCATCAGCAGATTCGGCTGGCTCCGTGGCTCTCCCTCGTGCCGTACGAACTCGAATATGCCCAGTGGCCTGACCATACCAGCGCAGCAGGCAAATACGAGCGCTTAAAAGTCAACGATCATGCGCTGGATTGCGTGGAGCATGTGCTATCCCGGCATCCCCGTGCAACGATTACCCCCGATCCGCCGGTCATGCAGCCCCCACCGGGCAGTGTGCAGTGGATGGGATCACCCTTACGGAAAAAGAAACGCCGCGCCCCGGTGGATGTGCATTTAGGAGGACTCTAGTGGCTGAGATAGACGAGAGATTACAGGTAATTGAACGCAAACTGTTTTTTGTCATGCAAACTTTGTCGCTGACGCGGCAACTCCCAAATGGACAAACTGACGCACGGTCATTGACTGCGCTATACGAGGAGATGCAAAATCATGCTGGAAGCGATCCGCAGACGTTTGCTGATGTGGCTCAACGTGCCTTTTCCGATCCAACAGGAGGTGGCAGTGAGCGACCTCAAAGCGCTGATGGACCGGATGGATTCCCTGGAGCGGATAGTAATGAACAACCTCCAACGACCGGATGAAGGCAGCGGGTTAGTCCCGCCAGCCGATGATCGGACATTGGCGCAACATCCCGATGTTCATTTAGGAGCGCAATAATGCCTGAAGGTTATGGGTATTCCCCCGAAGGGATACGTCAATATCTTGAAGATTTAGCTAAAAAACACGGGATTCTGCCACCAGATGTGCCTCCCGCTGACAACAGGGATATCGTTAACAAGGGGCTTACACGTCCACCAACCGGGGCAAATCTCGGTGATCCACTGGAATTTACCATGAACCCAGAGACGGGTGAGCGTATCCCAACGGGACGTACCGGGCGTGTGCAAGGACCGCATATTAGTGAAGTCGGTCCATCACAACGGATTCCATCCACACAACGACCCACGTTAGGGCAACAACCCAGACAACAGCCACCACAGCCACCGGGACTCCAGAGGCCACCTGTGGGCGACACCGGAGCGAGAGGATTGGGCAGAGGATTACCAGCCGTTTCTGGTGTAGCTAGCTCACCGTCGATCATCTCAGCATTAGACGCGCTACGCCGTAACCCCCCTGGACAGGGGCAGGTGCTACCTGGACTCAAGAGGCGTCGAAGGGAAGATAGGTAGCGTATGGCTGATGACGCGAAAAATCTTGCCGATTACACTGAAGACTATGATCGTTTGCGTGCCCAGAAAGCGCGGAACGTCGGATCGGTTGAATTACGGATTCTAACGAATTTATCCTTCGTGTCAGGCGAACACTGGGTCGGTAGTCAGAATCGGGTGCTGTTTACCCGTAAACGTGACCCGAACAAGCTCTATCTGGTTTTTAATCTGGCTGGACAGATGCTCCACAAAATGATGGGGCGGTTAAGCAGTATTGCGCCCGTCTTTCGGGCGAGAGCCGATAAACAGGACGCACAATCTGTCTCCAAAGCCGAAGTGGTCGATAAATTGATCCGTGCGCTTGACGAAAAGGTCGATCAGACCTCTCGCACCTGGGAAATTCTCTGGTGGATGGCGATTGGCGGTGTGGCGTTTGAATATGTGCCGTGGGTCAAGGATGCCACGATGGAACCGATGCCACGGTTCGATCCAGAGACAAATGAATTGCAATGGACGCATGTCGTGACGAATCAGGTCGTAAATGAGTCCATACGACAGGAAATGCTGGCGCAAGGCGCACCACCGGAGCAATTTGAGGTCGTTGAGGACATGGTGCTGACCGGCGATGTGGGAAGCGAGATTTTAAGCCCACTCCAAGTGTTTATTGATGCGTCTGTGCGATCCGTTGATGATTTAGCCCCCGATCAAGCCGTCTATATCGCAAAAATACGCACATTGGGCTGGATTGAGGCGAATTACGATGTCAAGAAGAAAACTATAGAAAATATCAAGGATGCCAGTGAAGTACGCATTCTCAGCACGGATATTAAGCAATTTGGCGATCCGACAGGATCGGTGCATCTCCAAGACCTAATTCCACGGATTCAGGGCAGTCGGACAGAGAATGATCCCGATTTAGCTGTCGTTGTCGAGCGATTTCAGCCGATTTCCAATAAACACCCGCGTGGACGCTATTCTGCGTTTATTCCCGGCGAGCAAATGCTCAAAGACGAAGATAGCCCCTACGAGTCCATTCCGCTGGTCGATTTCCACTTTGGCCCCACTACCACGAGCTTTTGGAACAATGATTACGTCAGTGACCTCATTGCGCCCCAACGGTTCCTCAATAAACGGCTGTCACAGCTCGGAGAACAGGCGAATGCGTCAATTTACGCCGATGAACTGTTAGGACCGACCTTAAAACGTGAAGACATCCCCTCTGACTATCCAGCCCCGATTGAAGGCGGCTTGACAGATGGTGGCGTCAAGATGGTGCAACGACGCGATCCACCGCAACTGCCAGCGTGGTTTATGCAATCTGTCGATCTCACACTCAAATTGATGCGTGAGATTGCTGGTGGAGTGGATTTATTCTCTGAGCAGAAGTTTCCAGGCCAATTACGGGGACCAATGGCGGTGCCGATGCTGCAAGAGATTATTGATACCCAGTGGGGCAATCTCTATCAACATCTGGGCAAACAACTCGCAAAAGTGAAAGAAATGCGGGTGAATCGTGTCAAGGAATACTATCCGGCCTTTCGGACCCTGCATTACACCGATAGGAATATGAAAGATGAGGTCTTTATTTTCCAGACCTCTGACATTCTCGAAGCAGGGACAGACTTCTCTGTCACGGTAGAGCGAGGGAGTTTAATCCCAGAACTTCGTGCCTTACGAGAAGCCAGAATCCGCGAACATCTCCAGTCTCCCCTCAGTGTGCTGTATATGGATGA